CAGTGTGTTAACGCTATAGGTAGCATGAAGCTAAAAGAACTTAAGACTTTATTGGGTGATACAAAAGATGGCAAAGAACTATAAGCGAAAGCATAGTGCCAGTAAATATAGGAGCGGCCTTGAAGATGAGGCCGTTCTCTTTCTTACTAAGCGGCAGAAGAAAGTTCGTTACGAAAAGCTCAAGATAGAGTGGGAAGATTTAAAGTATCGCACATACACGCCTGACTTTGAATTAGATAACGGTATTATAATTGAAACAAAAGGATTATTCACAGCTGATGATCGCCGCAAGCACCTTGAAATAGCTAGGCAACATCCAGATATAGACATTAGGTTTGTATTTAGTAATGCTAAGTCTAAGTTAAACAAAGGTGCTAAGTCTAGATACTACGAGTGGTGCGATAAGAATGGTTTCTTATGGGCACATAGGGTTATACCAGAAGAATGGCTTAAAGAGTCAGGTAAATGCACTAAGTTAGATCGTATTGAAATTAAGACAGATAAGTTACACCACTGCACAGAGAGGAAATAGTATGCCATATGAATTAGGTGATGACGAAATTGCACTTGTAATACGCCCATCAGATTACCAACTAACACAAGAAGAGTGGTTAGGGAAGATCCAAACTGGCATAGCTGTCGGTGATAACTTTGATTTACCTGATGATGTACTGAGTGATCTGATACATGTAGCCACCTTATGTACATCTTTATTAGAAATTATGAATGAGGATGATGACCTGTATGAACGTGTCATGGAACACAGGCATAATATCTTGTTAGAAGAGATAGGAAAGCATGAAGAACCTTTACAAAGTAAGTCTGGTGAGGTAATACAATTTAACGCTTTTACTAAAACAAGAGGTAACGCATGAACAAATATGATTCCGTTGAACGCCCAGCACATTACAATCAAGGCGGAATAGAATGTATAGACTATATTAAGCAAGTGCTAGGCTTAGATGGATTCATTGCTTATTGTCATGGCAACATGATCAAGTATCAACATAGATATAGATACAAGAACAACCCTGTAGAAGACATGGCAAAAGCAGAGTGGTATCTAAAAAGAATGAATGAAGTACTAAAGGAGAAACACAAATGAGCAAAAAGACTTTTGGTGTTACCTTTTCTATTGTTGTAGTCGAAGACAATAACATATTAGGTTCGTATGAGATTGCACACCCAGAAGACGTACATGATTTAATACTAGATACTTTCTATGATATAGATGATGTGAAGATAAACAATGTAGTAGTAAAGGAAAAAGAGTGATAACATCTTTTAGAGAGTATCAAAATAAAGCAGTAAGCTTTGCGGTATACCCAGCAACACACAAGGTATTATATCCAACACTGGGTCTATGTGGTGAGGCTGGAGAAGTGGCAGAGAAAGTTAAAAAACAAGTGCGAGATGGTGTGTTTCAACGCCACGAAGTAGCTAAAGAGTTAGGTGATGTGCTATGGTATCTTACTAATATAGCTAGTGATATTGGCTACAACCTAAATGAAATAGCTAATCTTAACATAGAAAAACTAACAAGCAGACAAGAACGAGATGCAATTAAAGGGTCAGGAGACAATAGATGAAACTTAAAGTATCACAAATAGATAAAACTTTAAACAAATTAAAACGTATAGTTCCGAAGGATGATTTAATATTTGTTAACCCTGAAACACTGGAAATAGTTGAACAAGTAGATCTAACGAACTTAGAAGATGCTACCATTACAAGTGCATACCTAATGAAAAACGAAGATGGAACTCTTAGTTGGGTAGATTTTGATGAAGACAATCAAGAACTTATAAAGTTTGACAGCTTTGATGAATATAGGAAATACGCAGAGGAGAATAAATAAAATGAACAACTACTTACCAACAGACTATCAGTCATTTATACACAAGTCACGTTACGCACGTTGGCTTGATGATGAAGGACGCCGAGAGGGGTGGGCAGAAACCGTTTCACGATACATGAACTTTTTAGTAGGGAAAAAAGTAAGTGGCTCTGTATTTAAAGAGATTGAAGAAGCTATACTAGGCTTAGAAGTTATGCCTTCTATGCGAGCATTGATGACAGCAGGCCCAGCGCTGGCTCGTGATAACACAGCAGGTTACAACTGTTCATACTTAGCAGTAGATACCCCCGTAGCATTCGATGAGGCTATGTTTATATTGTTATGCGGTACTGGTGTAGGTTTTTCTGTTGAACGACAGTCTATACAGAAGCTACCCGAAGTACCAGATATACTGGAATTCAGTGAAACAACCATTGTAGTTAAGGATAGCAAAGAAGGTTGGGCTAAAGCCTTAAGACAACTCATAGCACTCTTGTATAGTGGTGAGATACCTGAGTGGGATGTGTCACGAGTACGTCCAGCTGGTGCAAAGCTAAAGACCTTTGGTGGTAGAGCATCAGGTCCAGCTCCTCTAGTTGATCTGTTTAACTTTGTTGTACGTGTATTCACAGAAGCTAATGGACGTAAGTTATCATCTATAGAATGTCACGACATCATGTGTAAGATAGGTGAGGTAGTAGTTGTAGGTGGAGTACGCCGTAGTGCTATGATTTCATTGAGTAATTTATCTGATGATCGTATGCGTCACGCTAAGTCTGGCTCATGGTGGGAGAATAATCCACAACGTGCTTTAGCTAACAACTCTGTGTCATATACTGAGAAGCCAGACAGCTTATCATTCATGCGTGAATGGATGGCACTAGTGGAAAGTGGGAGTGGTGAACGTGGCATCTTTAATCGTGAGGCATCTAAGAAGCAGGCGGCTAAGAATGGTAGGCGTGATCCTAACCATGAGTTCGGGACAAATCCTTGCAGCGAGATAATTTTACGAAATGGACAACTGTGTAATTTAACGGAGTGTGTAGTACGTGCTACGGACACAGTAGAAGATTTAGAACGTAAGGTTAGAATAGCTACAATACTAGGTACTATACAATCTACATTTACTAAGTTACCGTATCTACGTAAGATGTGGCAGAAGAATACTGAAGAAGAAAGACTACTTGGTGTGTCTATGACAGGTATTATGGACAACCCACTGATGACAACATCTAACGAAGGATTGGAGACTACTCTTGAACACCTCAAACAGATCGCTGTTACTACTAACGCTAAGTGGGCTAAACGCCTTGGCATCCCTGCTTCTACTGCTATCAGCTGCGTTAAACCCAGCGGTACTGTATCCCAGTTGGTTGACTCTGCTAGCGGTATACATGCTCGTCACTCAGCCTATTATATTCGGACTGTACGTGGAGACAACAAAGACCCGCTAACTCAATTCATGAGTGATCAAGGCATTCCTAATGAGCCTGACGTAATGAAGCCTGATCAAACTACAGTTTTTAGCTTTCCTATGAAAGCACCAGAGGGTGCAATAGTTACTGCTGATATGTCAGCTATAGAACAACTAGAGATGTGGTTAGCTTATCAACGATCATGGTGTGAGCATAAGCCTAGCGTTACGATCAACGTTAAGAGTGATGAATGGTTTGAAGTAGGAGCATTTGTTTACAAACATTTTGATGAGATGTCAGGTGTATCATTCCTACCTTACAATGAGCACACGTATCAACAAGCACCCTATCAAGAGTGCCTAGCTACAGACTATCATATACTTCTAGATCAGATGCCTGATAGTATTGATTGGGATAAGTTGTCTGAATATGAGCAAGAAGATAATACTGCAGGTAGCCAGACGCTAGCATGTTCTGGAGATAGCTGTGAGATTGTAGATCTCGTTTAATGTGGGTAGTAATAACCAAAAACCAATGTAACTTCTGTGACTCCTCGTTAGCTTTGCTACGGGGGGTTGCTGGAAGTCAGGTAACTACATACAACGTACAGACTAATAGTAGTAAGTGGTTGTTGACCTTAATGAAGGAAGCAGGGTATACTACAGTACCTCAAATATTTAAACCAGATGGCTCTTATCTTGGGGGCTATACAGAACTAAAGGAATATCTAAGTGACAGCAGTAAGAAAAAACTTTAGCCGTGCATTGTACCAAGCTTACGATAAGAAAGCAAAAGATACACTAGTAGACCTTCTAGAAAGTAAAGGTCATACTATTGTTAATACTGAAGAGAATTACTTTGTTGATGTCGTTTCGCAGAAGGATGGATATACATACTTCAATGAAGCCGAAGTCAAAGTAGCTTGGGATGGAGATTGGCCTACACATTGGAAAGAGATCCGTATTCCTGAACGTAAGCAACGCTTGCTTGATAAGTATGAAGGGACTAATGGAGTATTAAACTTCTATGTATTCCGTGAGGACATGAAGCAAGTATGGCGTATTAAAGATACGCTATTGACTAAGGAGAGTTTAGCAGAAGCTAAGGG